CCGGGCTGAGACAGCATGCCGCTGATGTCTTCACCTACGCCGATTTCACTTGCGCCCGTCACTGCTGACCATTGAAACGGAAAGCCGATGGACGAGCTTTGGAGCGATGCCCTGAATGCCAGGTGCAGCATTTTCTTGTGTGCAATTACATGCAACGGCGTATCAGTCGTCATACCGGTGTTGATCGGGATGTAAACATCGCCGTCAAACTCAAAGGCTTTGTTCACCCCATCGCATCCATAGAGCCGGATGGTGTCGGTCGAGCCGGCAAAGTTGTACTCCACGGTTTCATACCGGCCGCCGGGGGCGATGGTGATCAGTGGCGCCAGGCTCAATGCCGTAGCACGGGTCACGCCGCCCGTCTGCAGCGCGTTGGTGGCGTCAAAGGTGCCGGTCACAGTAGTCAGGATCAGCCGTCCAACTGCTGTACCGCCTGAATAAGCGCCTGAGTCCAGCACTTGCCGCTTGATGACGCCTGTTGCTCCACTGACCAACTGGGTTACGGTCACGCCGTCAGCCAGTGCCAGGTTTCCACCTGTGAATGAAATACTCCGGTACAGCGTGATGGCGGTCCACCCGCTTGATGTCGCTTTGTAGATCAACCCTGCCGTGCCGCCAGCGTTGTCCCGAAAGCTGTACAGCACCCCCCGAAGCAAGGCCAGGCCACGCTGACTGCCGCCACCTGTCGGTTCTGCAATATCAGCCCGGTAGATGTCAGCCACCGCGTTCAAAGCGACAGCATCGTCTGCGCCCGTCGGGTAGCCACGGGTCAGGGGCAGTGATGTCATCGCGCCCACGGTCACGGCTGCGACTTGAAACGACTCGGACGCCGTGAAGGTGCCAACTACCTTTGTGATCGCAAGAACACCCGTACCAGTAACCGCCACCACACCTGTAGCGCCGCTGGTTAGTCCGGTGATTGTGTTACCCGCAACCACGGCCCCGCTCAGATTGACGGTGCAGTATTGATACGTCCCGGCTGATGGTGAGGTCTGTCCGCTGTAGCGCTCAAAACCGTCAATCCTCCGATAGCCACCTACTGCGCCGGGTTCGTAGTTCTGCGCCGTAATCGCTGCGCCTGGTGGGATGGTGATGGCCGGAGAGATTTGATCGAGCCCGCCTGCCAGGCGCACATACTCCTGCGAAGTCTGAACGGCGGGTAACGCTTTCATGCCATTGGCTCAGCAAGCCGCACCGGCTGGAGTTGTGACGATTCCAGCTTACGCAGTAGGCGCTTGTACTCTGTCTGCCCCACTGCGTACAGCTCTGGGGCATTGGCTTGACCAGCGTAGAACATGAGCGCGCGCCAAACAATGATGACCTGGTACTTATCGGGGATCAAAGGGATGTCGGCGTTGGCCGTCATGGTCTGAGGCCGCTTGAAATACTCGCCGTTGATGGTGTAGGCCGCGTTCGGTGTCGGCCACACGATCAGCGAGGTATCTGGCTTTTGCGCGATGTAGCGCGGGATACCTGTGCTGTTGCGCGCTGACGCCAGCAAGGACCAGTCCCGAAAGTCTTTCCAGTTCATCCAGTACATAAACTGCTCGCTACCAACCCCGCCGCTGGTGAGGTAGCTGCGAAAGCTGTCATCCACCCACTCGCCGTGCTCATCCGCGCTGATGGCGGTTTTGGCATAGGTGTTGACTGTGGCGATGGTCTGAAACGTCAGGTCCGTGCGCAGAAAGTCCCATTCAGCATGCAGGTTCTGGATGTCCTCATAGGCGGTCTGAATCCAGTCCACCACCTTTTTAGACTCGCCCGTCTGCGATTCGACGGTGGCCGGGCCAGTGCCGGATATGCCAGCCTCTTGCCGCAGGCGCTGTGCAAGTTGAAGGAACGTGAGCGCCATTTAGATCAGCCCGGCTCGCTCAGAATTGCCCGTTCCCAACTTTTCCCAAGCGGGTTGTCATCGCGCAGGATGGCGAAGTCGAACTTGATGGCGGTGCTGGCCGGGTACTGGTAGGACTTTTCACCCTCGCTGTTGACCTTCATCTCCTGGCCGAACACCGTCAGCTTCATGCGCATCAGGCGGTCCACAAAGTAGCGGGGCACGGTCTTGGTTTCTCCACGGCGGAAGAACTGCATCTTGCCGTTGATGTTGAGCTCGAAGACTTGCTCGGCGTTCTTGTCGGTGGATGTGGCGATGCGGATGGTCACCGGCTCGGCCATGAAGGCCAGCATCGCCATCTTCTCCTGGTCAACTCCGTGCTCGCTGACGCGGGCGATCACCGGAACATCCAGGCTTTGACCGTCGCTGGCAAGCGTGCGGGTCGGGGTTTGGCCGATTTCGTGGTCGGACGCCAGAGGGGGCGCGGCAGTGACTGGGTTGTTTTTAGCGGTGCGGGGGATTCCACGAGGCATGACTTGACTCCTTCAGACGAAAAAAAGGCCCCGAAGGGCCGGGGATTACGCCGCCTTGACGACGAAGTAATCAATAACCAATGTGCCGTTCAAGGCGACAGAGGCGTGTACGTTTTGGATGATGATCACGACCGAGCCGTCGGCCGGTTTGACCGTGCCTACAACTGCGGTTCCTGCGGCGCTGGTGCCACGACCCATTGAGACGAACACCTTGTCAGCCGCCTTGATCAGCGGGTTGGTGATGGTCAGCGTGAAAGCAGCCAGGCCAGCGGTGGTCAGCGCTTCGGTGGTGACCCGGCCCGATCCGCCCGAGGTTGTGATGGCGCCAGCAGCAGAGGTGCCGTTGGTGCTGGCAGCGGTCAGGTTTGCAGCCGTCGATAGCGTCAGCTTGTTGTCCACGCGGACGGTGGAATATTTGCGGTTTAACATGATTGATTTCCTTTAGATTGAATTTTTGGGACGTAAAAAAGCCCGCACACTGGCGGGCTTTTCATGGGTTGCAGACTTTTAAGTAGTCTGCGGACGCATTGGCAGAACGGCGCATGGTACGAACTGCGTGGTTGTCACACCAGTGGCAGCCCATGTATCCGTGCCGAACTTCCAATCAGCGGCGGATGGTGCAGTACGCGCCAGCATGTAGCCAAAGACAATAAAGTTGGCAGGCAGGGTTGGGAACTGAGGCGCCACAATGAAAGCGCCCGCTGTGGTTGTCACACCAACAGCCGTGCTTTCAATCGAGCCCTGCGCAGCCTTGATCTCGCCCGCTGCGTTCTGGCCCACCACGATGACCGTCGCCTGGTTGTCGGTCAGGCTCGGGAAAGCCAGGCCGGTAACGGCGTCGGTTGTTGGCACAGCTGCATTGGTTTGCGCGGTCAGAGCGGTAACCCACTTGCCGTTGATCATCCCTGCGGATGTCACGCTGGTGGTGTAGCTCAAGCTCGTGCCCTTGATGAGCACAGGGTTGACGGTGGCCATAGTCAGGCCACGAAGATTTCTGTTATCCATGATTTCGATTCCTTCAAATGAGTTGGTTACGGGCGACCCAACATGAGCCGCCCGTGGTGAGCTATCAGCTCAGTGCAGTGACGCCGACTTCGATCACGCCCATGTGGCCAGAATTGACCACGCTAGCAGCCGACCAGAAGGACGCGCCAACGTAGCCGCGCTGGCCCACAGGGTCGTCTTTCGTGCGCTGGCTGGCGGGAATATGGAACGGCTCAAAGTTGGCGTTCAGCGCGATGTCGAACACGGCGTTTTCGCCGCAGACGATCATGGGGTAAACGTCAATGTTGGTGATGCCGGCCAAGCCGGTTGCACCAGTCGCCGCGCCTGCCGCAAGATACGGGGAAAGTTCCTTGGACACGATGAATCGGAAGCGGCCGACCGAACCCAGCTCGTCTTGGTTGATCACCGAGCGATTGGCATACTTGGCAACAGGCACGAAATCTTCCAAGCGGCGGATGTCGTGCTCGCAGTCGGTGTGGCAGAACACCACGAAACCGGCCTCGATGGCGCTGGTGTCGTAGGCTGGACCGGGCGCGAGAATGGAGGTCTTCATCGCGGCGCCATTGCCCAAAAGGGTACGCGACAGCAGCGACAAGCCGTTGTACGTGATGCCCTCATCCACCGTGGCGCGGGTTGTGCCGCCACTGTACTGCACTGTGGTTGCGGCTTTCATCACGCCGTAACGCACCATCTCACGCACCAAGCCCATCAGCATAGCCGTCTGGCGCTTTTGGTCCTGCGGGATGTCATCCTCGTGGTAGATGGCCGTTTTGTTGGTGTAGCTGAAAAGGACTGCGTACTCGGCAATCGTCACGGCCACATCGCGGTACTCCAGCGCTTGTGCAGCAGGCGTGATGCCTTCTGACACCTGGTACGCAATAGCATCAACTGACCAGCGGTTGATCGTGTTCGAATTGGTGGTTGCGCCACCAGTGGGGATGACGCCGCGATAGGTGATGTTGTCACCCTTGTTTCGCGGCATCGGCTTCATTTCGCAGCCCAGCATCAGAACCTCAACGGGCTCCGTGATTTTGAGCATTTCCCCTTTGACCTCATTGATCCGCCCTGCGGGGGAGGTATATGTATTTCCTGCCATGATATGCACCTATTTATCGGTGACGCTTTGGGCCTCTGTTGTAACCAACCAGAAGGCCCGCTTCGTCGGGTAACGTGGATGGCCCGGCTGGCTGAGATACCCCTTGCGGGGTCACAGCGGCGGCCAGGCGGTGTTGTTTGCTGTCGCGTTTCTTGAGTGAGTCCTTGAACTCGGTCAGTCCTCTGGCAACGACGGCGGGATTCCAGGTGGTGTTGAACCGGGTCTGAAATTCGGGCGGTTTGCTGGCTAGCCAAGTCTTGTACTGCGGTGTATCGCGCACCGTCTGAAAGTCCGGGTGCTCTTCCGTCAGCGCCTCAATAGCATCTTTCTCGCGTATCTTTGTCACTGTTGCCGACACACGATCATCAAAGTCCTCGGGTGCTTGTTGCGCGGGCTGTTGTGACAGCCGGGCTTCAAGAGACCTGATTTTTTTGACAAGTGGGCCTGCCAGTTCTGGATATTCTTCGACAGATGCGTCCAGTTCGGCATCATCCGCGTCAATGACGGGTGAGGGCGCAGGGGTCTGCAACTGCAAAAGAGTGCGATTGATGTTCCCAATCTCGCCATGCAATCTGCGCACGGCATCGGGGTCGCTGTTGGTCGCTGCAACTTTGGCTTTCAGGGCTTTAAGCTCTTCGGCCAGGTTGACAACGGTGGGCTCAGGGTCTGGAGCCGGAAGTGGCGCTTCATTGGTTGTGGTGTCTTCCACCACTTCTGGCACTTCATCGACGGGGGGCTCAGCGCCGCGCGTGTTGTTGTAGCCAGCAAGCATCGACGCCAATTCCTCGGCATCGCTCTGAACTTCCGGTTCATTTTCCTTAAGGGACATATTCACTCCAAAAAACACAAAGCCGCCTCAGTGGGCGGCCTTCGATACGACGGGGGGAGGGTTTAATCTGCGCCCGTCACCTTCTTCTGCTCTGTCTGTGACAGCGCGAGAAAATCCTTGATGTGTTTGATCTGCCACAAAAGCGGCATGCGGTCGGCTTCGCTCAGTTCCGGGTTCTCGGCGCGTGCGCGGAGTTTGGCCAGAATCGGCGTGTAGTGCTCAGCCAGCTTGTTCCATAGTGGCGAAGCGATTTCGACTTGAGTTAGTTTCATAACGCGAACGACTCGCCGGGCGGCGCCTTGCCCGCAGGCTCAACGGTGGTTCTGGCTATCTGCTTGCGCTCTTGATTGAACGCGCCCATCCTGTGCCCTGCAACAACGTGGTCATCGGCTTGGGCGCGTGCCAGTTGGTTCTCGCTTTGTTGAACTTGCAGCTCCATTGTTTTTAGAGCGAGTTTTGCCTTCAGGGCATCTACTTCGCTGGCCAGCCTGCCTGTGATCTCTTTTTCAAGCAGCGCCCGGTCCAGGTCGTCGTTCTCGTTCTGGATTTTTAGCTCTTCCATGCGAACCTGCGTGCTGGCCATCAGTGCATCTTCCTTGGACTTGGCCGCCATCTTGGCGACTTCCAGGCGCGGATCAGGTGGCGCTTGCTGCGATTGCATCTGCTTGAGTTCTTCTTCTGTGTAGTCGAATGCGGCAGGGTCGAAGCGTCTGCTTTTCAGGTATTCGTCCATCGCTTTAGCCGGGTTCTTCTTGAACGCCGGGTTCAAACACAAATTCAGCACATTGACCATCTCCTGAGATTGCAGGTCGCGCTCAACCAAAGCCGTAGAACCGCGCGCCACAATGTTGAAGTCGCCCTTCTCGTCCTCATCCTCGCCGTACTCCATCAGCCAGGCGTAGTACCTGCGGATATGCGGCTCAGTGACGCAGCTATCAAACAAGCGGGCGATCCGGCGCAGAACCGAATTGGCGTTGTTGTTCAAAATCGTCATGCCGCCCACGGTGTCCGGTGCGCTGCCTTGCTGGCCCTGCATGAGCATCGGCATGCCGGTCGTGTCCTCGGCCATTTTCATGCCCAACTGCACCAGCGCGGTCAGCTCGGCCAACATCATTGGGATGGTCACGGCACTGACGGGTGCTGATGCGTTGCCGGTAGCGTCGTCGTCTTCAACCCACATTTTCAGGGGTGCGACCTCCCAAACTCCGTTTTCCGGCTGCACACTGCGGCGTATCACCAACTGCGGGCCACCGGCCAGGCCAGCGTTGTTCATCAACTGCCGCGCTGCACCCACCACGATTCGTTGTGGTGTGCGCAATTGACGTGCAAGGCCCATGCCCCACGGCATGCCCGGACGGCGCTTCCAGGGGATCACGTCATACGGGAACTCGCCTGAATCAAGCGGGTTTAATGAAGCGCGGATGACCCGGTCGTTAACCATTGTCAACATTGCGGGGTATGAGCGTTTGCGGCCTTCCTCTGGCCCACAATCACAGCCAGCGGCCATCAGTTCTTCGGTGCTGATTGATCCGTGGAAGTACCACACGTCATACAAGTCTTTGGCATCGCGCTCGCCGATGTTGCGTGAATTTGCCGTGCGCGACTTGGGGCCTTCCTTGATGCAAGCCTCGATCTGGCTTTCGATGTAGCCCGGCAGGCCAATCAAGTCTTCCAGCTTCTTTTCAGTCAGCGCGTCGCGCTCAAATATGTGGGAGCCGTTGTGGATTGACTCGCCGCAACCCGGCGCCGGAAAGAGGTTCCACGGGTCAACCCGGAAACTTGCTGGCTTGATTTCTTCCACCATCACCAAAGCCGATATGCCGTCTTTACCTTTTTGCCATACGCTTGTCTTGCGCTTGACTGGAACCGGGCCTTTGATGACGCCAGAGCCTAGCTTTGTGGTCTCGTCGATCACCTTGCGTAGCTCCGCATGGTATTGGCACTCTTGCAGCCAGTCGTCAATGCGGTCCTCTGCCTTGTCTGCTCGGCGTGCAGCCTCGGCTTTGTACCGGGTGAACTCCTGCTTGGCTTTCTCGATGGCTGACAGCACGGGCTCTGGGACTTGGGCGCCAGATGGGTCCATGTTCGGCGCGGCTTGTTCGACTTCCGGTGGGCCTTCCAGCATGTCCGGTATCTTGGTGTGCTCCAGTGCATAGTTCCGGTCGTCCGTCGGTAGCAGCATGTCGCCCACGCGGGCTGCTACTGCATCGACATAGGGCTGCGTGATGTTCGGGAAGATGGTCGAGCCGGTTTTCCTGCTCACCGGCTCTTTTGTGCCGCCCGTGGTCGATGGCTTGGACGCGGTGTTCTCAAACTCATGCCTGTTGGCGTCGTCATAGCCTTGGTAGAACTCTTCGTCGCCAGTCCACTCGTTTTCAATCCCACTTGCCGCCTTGGCGTCAACCGCCTCTTTGCGTTTTGTAGCCAGGCTCAGGCCCAGCGAGTCCAGGATTCGGACGCGCAGCTCTTCTGCTGCCCCGTCTACCTGCTGATCTGGCGTGTCCTGTTGCATCAATTACAGCTTGTAGAAGATGGTCGCGTCGAGCGTGCCGCCGACCGTGACGGTCAAACCACCACGGAATCGGCAGGGGATGCGGTAGAACGTACCGGCTGCCACGCTCATTGTGTTGACGATAGTGCCGTCCACATCCGCAAACTTCAGCGTGCCGGTGCTTGACGATGCGACAAGCACGCCCAGCAGGTTGCCGCTGACCAGCGCGGTATTTGTCGCCGTGATATTCAGGCGCTTGTCGCCTTCGTAGACTTCTTGTATCATGGTTGTCCTTAAATGCAAAAACCCGCTACATGAGCGGGCTGTGTTGGTGGCTGGCTACAAGCCCAGGCCGGTGTCTCGTGGTGCGTAGTCGGCGCCGTGGCGTCTGGGTTGCTCTTTTTCTTTGGTGGCCTGCAAGCCGCCCGACTCCATGGCCACGTACTGCAGCGCGTCGTGTGGGTGCGAGTAGCTGTTTTTCATGGGCTCTTCGGTGTAGCGCTCTTCGCCGACCACCTGAATGCGGCGGTACTTGTAGCCGCCATTGAANCCTTTGCGCAGCACCTTGCAGCACGGGTCAATGAGAAACAGAGGGTGACCGCTGGAGAGCTTTGACAGAAACCACGCTACAGCGCCGCGACGCGGGAGCCATGCGTTGCTTTTTGCTGCGCGTATTTTTAGCCCAGTTGCGCGCACTTCATCAAAACAGGATTTTTCGTCCGTTTGGGCGCGCTGACTACCGGCCGGGTCGCCAAACACCCGGATCATCGTGTCCTTTTTTGCCCACCAGTCCGGGTAAACCTTCATTAGTTGCGGGATCAGCACATCTTCCAGAAAACCGCTGATGCCCATGTCTTCGCCGCAGAGCTCGTCAAGCACCAGGAATCGCCCGCGCGCATCGTTTTGTGTGATCACAGCTGCTGGCGTCAGGCCAAAGTCCAGCCCGATGTCGAGTGGCACGCCTAAGACGGGCTCAATGTCCTTGGCGTGCAGGGTGTCGTTGTACTCAGAATAGACTGGCTTGCCGTCGTGGACACTGCCGTACTCGCCCAGAATAAACACCTTGATCCACTGCGAATCTTTGCCGGGTATCTGCCGCAGCCAGTATTCGTAGCCCAAGATGTGGTTCTGCACGTTCTCGGCAGCTGGGTTGGGGATATAACGCTCGCCGACCTTCAACAGTGCCCCGGGCTGGGCGAAAAACTCGTAACCCTCTGGGCGGCTTGTTTCGGCCAGGTCATACCACCAGTGATCATCATCTGGCGAGTTGGTGTCCAAAATGATTCCAGACCAGCTTGCGCCTCCCTGCGCCTTGGAAGGAAAGCGTCCAACCCGGCCCGTCAGCATGTCCAGAATCGCTTTGGGCAGCTCTGACGCCTCATTGATCCAGCCGCCAGTCAGATCCAGCGACTTCAGTTTCTTCACGTCCGCCGGCCGGTCCAGCGAGATAAACATCACCTCGCACTCAATTCTCGTGCCGTCTGGCAGGTTGGCTGTAAAAACACTCGTGATCGGCGCGTCCCAGCGCATTGGCGCCACGTCATCAGGCACCCAGTCTTGCCAGGTCTTGATCGTGGTGGACTTCAGCTCGGGGTAACTGTTCCTGATGGCAGCCCAGCGAGAGCGCCGAACGCCATCAAAAGGCTCCTGTTCGCGCGCACGTCGCATGATTTCCATGCAGCAAGCCACCGATTTACCGGTCCCGATGGGCCCTCTTATACCCCTGACGAATGTGTCTGACCGGTGAAACAGCTTGGCGGTCGCCTCGGCCACATAGGTAATAACAGCCATCAGAAGGTCATGTTGAAGACTGTCTGGCTGTCTGCGACCCTGCGTTCATCAATGCCAAACGCCTCCCGCTCCAAGGCCACCAACGTCTTCAGAGAATCAGCCAGGCTTTTCATGGTGCCGGTGCGCCCGCTCAGCGAGATGACCTTGTGAAACAGCTCCATGCGCTTTGCCTGTGCGTCCTGTTGGGCCTTGGTGGCGTCCTCATCTCGGTCATAAAGCAGTTCGGCCAGCTGTTCCAGCAATCCAACACTGCCAGTCTGTAGCTCCAGCTCTTCCAGCAGCGTCATCACCAGCTTGCGTGAGCGTGAAATGTCTTGGCGCTGCTCTCTGCGAACCCGGGCTTGAAGCTCTGCGTTCGCCTCTACAACCTCTTTCTCGTTAGCGGCGCGCTGAACACTAACCACCTCACTAACCGCCGCCGCACTAACCTTGGCGTCGGCCTTGGCCTTGATCTTCGCCGACAGGTCGCGGGTCCAACTGTCTCGCTTGGCTCGCTTGAGAATTCCTGCATCCGAAACCCCGAACTCTGCGCCAATCAGCTTGAGTGACTTGATGCCGGCCCGGTATTCCAGTTCTACTTTTTCCCAGTCGATTTGGGCTTTCTGAGCCGTCACCCCTTCACCAGCTCAATCTTCGNTGCAGCCGCCAGAAACTCCTTGCCGCAATACAACTGCGATGCGGTTTGCTCTGCCTTTGGGCGTTGCTGGCTTACTTCGCCGATAAACGCCTGCACACACTCACCCAGGCCGATGGCGTTGCTGGTTTC